AAAAAAATGTGATAAAAAAAATGTGCCATTGGTCATGACACTTTTTTTGAGACAAAAAAAAATGCCTTACAAAAAATGTAAGGCACTTTTAAGGGGAAAGTTTTAAAACTTATTTTTTATTTGCAACCTTTAAAACTTGGTTTGATTTTTCTTTAATCATGAAATCAATTTTTTCTTTTAAAGAATACATATTTTCAGTATCCAAAATATTTTTATCAAAACTATCTTGAATTAAAACAACTAAACTTTCAAAATCAATTTGAGTTTCTGCAAATTCTGCATTTGAATTTTCAGTTTCATTTTTTGAATTTTCAGTTTTTGAATTTTTAGAATTTTCAATTTTGGGTTTATTAGTTTTTTTGATAAATTTATATAAACCATCAAAACCTAAAATTTCAGTTTTTTGAAATTCTTTTGATAAAACAATTTTTTTGTTTTCTGCAATAGCTTTAAAAAATGTAGGGTAGTTTTTAAAAGAACACTTTCTGTTTCTTATAAATTTACCTTGTTTATTTTTTTCAACTAGAACAGGCATAGTCAATGCAAAGAACTCATTTGATAATTCGTTTTTTAATGCTAGTGCAGAATAATCAAAGATTTTTTTAATATTCTTTTTAATATCTGCAACTTGATTTTGAACATTATCAACTAAAATTTCATTAACTTTAGTAGCGTTATTTTTTTGAGTTTTATTTAATTTAATCATGAAATTTCTCCTATAAAAAATGATTAATATTTAATGTTCTTAGTTTATAGCATGAAACAATAAAAAATGTCAATAGTTTTGAAAAATATATTTTAAGCATAAAAAGTGTCATGGGTCATGACATTTTATTTTTATATATGCCTTTTATATTTTTATGGGATATACCAAAATTAAAACTGTATTTACATAGTATAAAAGGCAAGTGATACACTAACACTTTACTATATTATTATTTATTCAATAATTTCATAGGTTTATTGTCATGGGTCATGACACTTTTAACAGGAAACAATATTTATTTTTCAATATTTTAAGGCAAGACCTAAAATTTGTATTTTTGACAGGTGTGTGCCACAGCCACCACCCCCGTTACAGTACGTATATACACAGAAATACACAGATTAGGAAATTAGACTGTTAACCACAAAGTATAAGTGATAAATTTAAGGGGTCTAGTATGGTTATTTTAGAGGGTAATAAAATATTTTACTTGACAACATTTAAAAAATGCGATATAATTATGTATAACTAGTTACATACTAATGTTAACATATAGAGATGATAAATAACATATTAATGTAATACATATAAAGATGATAAATAACATATATATGTCTAAATCTCCGTGCTAAAAACATAATTAGCCTTGACAATGAAACAAAAATCAGTAAAACTATATACACCAGAGAATATTTTGGAAGCATTTTACCATGCTATCCAAACAAATACATTACATAAGCTACATATACCCCACAGTTCTGTGTTCTATGTCCGTGCTGCAATAGAAGCTAGACATGGAAAACGCTTCACATTAGCTCATGTAGAACGAGCAATGAAAGCAGAAGGAATGTTAGACGATGTATGAGCTATTTGTACTAGCATGTTTAATGGCTAAACCAGACATGTGTGTCACCCTGAAGGATTTGTATGGTCCTTACAAGGTACACGATAAATGTTTGGCTCGTGCATACGAAATAGCTAAAGGAATGCCTATACACATGCCTGACTATTACCCTAAAAGTTACAAATGTGTAGATATGAATAACGCAGATAAGGTACAAACAACATGGCAACAAAGAAACGTGGAGGATTAAAAGGTTTCACTCAAAAGAGTGGAGATATGCGACCCACAAAGACTGGTGCAGGGATGACCAAAAAGGGTGTCGCTAAATATAGAAGGCAAAATCCGGGTAGTAAACTAAAAACAGCAGTAACAGAAAAGAGTCCATCTAAAGCTAGAGCTAAAAGACGTAAGTCTTTCTGTGCGAGAAGTGCAGGTCAGATGAAAAAATTCCCTAAAGCTGCAAAAAATCCCAATAGCCGACTAAGACAAGCTAGAAGAAGATGGAGATGTTAACATGTCAAGCGTAGCAGAAAGAAATAGAGAAGCCTACAACAAAAGAGTGCAGGAGTCTAAGAAAAAAACGCAAGAAATAAAAGAAAAACTTGCTAAAATGAAAAAGAAAGCCGACAGAAATAAAATGATGGCTGAATTGGGTGTTGAAGAAATAACTTCACCTAAAAATATAAGCAGTGGTATTAAAAAAGCTAATTTACAAGCAGAAAAAGAAAAAGATAAAATTGCAAAAATTAAAAAAGAGATAAAAAGAACTACAAAAAAATCACAAGATGGCGAAAGTCTTGTTAAAAGAGCAGAAGCTGGTAAATCAGATAGCTCTTGGAAAACTTACAGTTCCATATCTGCTGCAAAAAAAGCAGGTTCTCCATTTTACAGTAAAAATGGCAAGAAAATGGCTGCAGTAACTGCCGAAGACTTAAAAAAATCAGGACTATCTCTACGTGATTACATGAATAAGCTATTAGGTAAGACACGTAAGATGAGCCAAGGTGGTGCATTAAAGGCTGTTCCAACAGGAAGTCAAGGCAAAGGCTTATCTAAACTACCAACTCCTGTAAGAAATAAAATGGGATTCATGTATGGTGGTGGTATGCCTAGTAAAAAGCCTAGAGTAAGCAACACTGACTATAGAAAGGCATCTAAAGGTCTTCTTGTTATTTCCATAGACATGATGAAGAAAAAAGGTAAAGGCAGTAAAGGTAAAAAGAAAAAGTAATGGCTACTCGTAATTACGTTTCTGAATACAAACGTTACCAAAAACAACAAAAGCAAAAAAAGGATAGAGCAAGTAGAAATGCTGCTAGACGTTTAATGCTTAAAAAAGGGAAAGTCAAAAGAGGAGATGGCAAAGATGTGGCTCACAGAAACGGCAATCCTAGGGATAACAGACCTAGTAATTTAACTGTCCAAAGACAGGGTAAGAATAGAAGTTATCGCAGAACAAGAACTGCAGGTAAACTTCATAGAAGTGCATAAGGATATAAAAATGGCAATGAAAAAGAAAACTAAATATATGGCAAAAGGTGGTATGAAAAAAACTAAGTACATGGCTAAAGGTGGAATGAAAAAGACCAAGTACATGGCTAAAGGTGGAGCAACTAAACGTAAAAAGTAATGCCCTATCTCATTAGTAACATCCCACACTTTAAGTGTTGGGTGCGAAGAGAGTTCACTTGTAATCACCAACAATATCATGGTGAGTTCCTTCATGCGATAGCATTCGCAGTTAATACCATACCTGATAGGTCATTGAGCTTTCAGGTAGTGTTTACAGGTTGTACCGAAGATGAAAACATTCATGGTGGTGCAATGTGGGCAAGAATGCCAATACAAGCATTAGTTGCAGACATACCTGTAGATAATTGGGCAGAACCAATGCAAGACCATTTGTGTCAACCTTGGGACTGTGAAGCTAGAAACCATAGTGTCATTGTTATGGATAGAGTCAGTTCTTCCCCGTGGCTTTGTAAAATAGACAATGCATTTTATACTGCTAGGTATATGTTTACAGTAGACTATACTGAGAGTGATATAGCAGATGACCCTGCACAACATAAACAATCACACGTAATGTATTTGTTAGATGCAGGAGCTTGGACAGGTAACATTGTTGCATTACCGAATAATAGAGTCAGAGCAACGAGTCCTGCCTTATGGGTAACAGGAGAAGGTGCTCCTGATTTTGCTCCATCCCAATGGACACATTCAGCAGAGTCCCATGAATCCTATCTAGACCCTCATACAACATTTAATAACTTATACGAGGATAACAGTGGCAAGAACAAAAAGCAAAAGCACAGTAAATAAAGCAGGTAACTACACTAAGCCTACTATGCGTAAGGCATTATTTAATCGCATTAAAGCAGGTGGCAAAGGTGGTTCTCCGGGACAGTGGAGTGCTAGAAAAGCTCAGATGTTAGCAAAACAATACAAAGCCAAAGGTGGAGGATACAGAGGCTAATGCCAAAGAAAAAGAAAGACCCTAAAGTTGGCACGGGTAAAAAACCAAAAGGTTCAGGGAGACGCTTATACACGGATGAGAACCCTAAAGACACAGTTAGCATCAAGTTTGCCACACCGACAGACGCAAGAAACACAGTTGCAAAAGTTAAAAAAGTCAATAAGCCTTATGCGAGAAAGATACAAATACTTACTGTCGCTGAACAAAGAGCAAAGGTAATGGGCAAGACAGAAGTCGTTGCCATATTTAAGAAAGCAAAAGAAAGTTTAAAGAAAGCACATGAACGAAAAAAGAAAAAGATGTGATACCTGTGAATGTTACGAGTGTGACTGCGAGGAATGTTCTTGTGACTGTCACAAAGAAGACGATGACATAGAGGGTGTGCCTGTCTAAATGATAGAGTTTCTTCTTGTATTTATGATTGATACCCAAATTGTAAATCAAACTCAAAGATTTAAAGATGTTAATAAATGTCTTTATTTTGCAGAAAAACTGCATGACCAACCAGCTATACCGACAGAGGATGGAAATCAAAGAATAACTGCATATTGTAAACCTGTAAGGAAATAAAATGTTAGCAGAACTCGCAGCAGCAAATGCAGCATTCGGAGTTATAAAAAGTTTCATAAGCAACGGAAAAGAACTTGCTAGTTGTGGAAAACAAATATCAGATTTTGTTCTTGCTAAAGAATCTATAGAACGAAAAGCAAGTAAGCAGAAAGCTAAAGGTGGATACACAAATGATTTAGAAGAGTTCATGGCTTTAGAAGAACTAAAGCAAAAAGAAGAAGAACTCAAACAAATAATGATATATGTAGGTAGACCGGGATTATGGGCAGATTGGCAGAAGTTTCAAGCAGAAGCTAGAAAAGCTAAAAGAGAACAAGAAAGATTAGCAAAGAAAAGAAGAGAAGAGATACTTGAATACGCAGGTTACAGTATAGCATTTATAGCATTATTAGGATTAGGTGGAATAATACTATACTTTGTGGGTAAATGGACAGGTAAAATATGATACAATTATTATTACAACTATTTAAAAAAAGTCAAGGAGACTTATCACAACATAGACTTCATACAACTAAGTATGAAGATTTATGTATGTAAGGAGTATACATGGCATTAAAAAAAGGGCAAAGGTCACTTGTTGCGTGGACAAAACAAAAATGGAGAACCAAGTCAGGTAAACCTAGTACACAAGGGAGTAAAGCAACTGGTGAACGTTATTTACCTGAGAAAGCAATTAAGGCTCTTTCTCCCAGTGAATACGCAGCCTCTACTGCTGCTAAACGAAAAGCGAAGAGAGCAGGTAAACAGGTATCTAAACAACCCAAAAAGATTGCAAAGAAAACATCAAGATTTCGTAAATTTGTCTAAGAGGAAACAATTAGAAAGAGCAAAGAAGTTACAGGAGAAAATAGATAGTGATACAAGCGTTGATAGGACCAATCGCAAACCTCGCAGGAACGTGGTTTCAAAACAAAATAGAAAAAACAAAAGCTGATGGACAAGCTAAAGTTGCAGAGGCAAAGGCTCGTGCTTCTGTCGCTGAGAAAGTTGCCGCAGGTGAGGTGGCTTGGGAAGGCAAGATGGCAGATGCTACCAACGATTCTTGGAAAGATGAATTTGCTTTGGTTGTTCTACTTGCTCCTGCCATTCTAGTTTTTATTCCCAGTATGAGAGAGTATGTTAAGGAAGGCTTTGCTGTACTTGCTGATCTTCCTGACTGGTATCAGTATTTATTATACATTGCTGTGTCTGCAAGTTTTGGAATAAAAGGTGTGGGTCAAGCAGCCAAGATGATAAAGGGTAAGAAGTAATGGATATAGAACAATTTAGAGATGAACTAAAAAGAGATGAAGGTGTTAAGAACGAAGTCTACCTAGATCATTTAGGCTTACCTACTTGTGGGATAGGACACCTTATCACTGAATGGGATACAGAATATAATGCTGAAGTTGGTACACCAGTGGCAGAAGAAAGAGTTAATGAACTTTTCGAAAAAGATTTAGCTGTTACTATTAGTGAATGTAAACTTATCTATCAAGACTTTGATGTGCTACCAGTCAAAGTGCAACATATTGTAGCCAATATGATGTTCAACATGGGCAGACCAAGACTATCTCGTTTCCATAAGATGAAAAAAGCTGTGGATAATCGTGACTG